GAAGTATTCGCCGCCGTTGTAGCAAATCCGCCATTTGCGCCAGTCCAGCAGGCTGCTGAGGTAACTCGGGTGCCTGACTTCGACGATGTTGGTGATGAACTCAACAACCAAGATGGCACTCCTTTACAGAACCTTGCTGATGCTGGTGCCGCCGGCTGGCGGCACAAACGTCAAAGCGATGTCCGCATAGACCAAGGCATGGGCGTAGTGGTCGGGTCCGGTGTTCACGTAAGTGGCTTCCGGGTTGCCGTGTTCATCTTTCTCGTAGGTCCGCACCAGGTTCTTGACGTGCTCGCGGAACTCCAGTGAAACGTCGGCCGGCAGCAATATCCGTGAAGGATTCGTCTTGAAACGGCCGAGCGTGCAACTCAGCCAGTTGGTACGGTCCACCGTGGCCATCGGCGCGCCAGTGTCTTCCTCGGTAATGGCGATTTCCTTCGCCGCGATGCCTCGCCGATAGCGGCAGAGGTGGACGTAGCCGTAAAACTTGCGGGCAAATCGCCGGGCATCGTTGATGTTCGGATCGGCGTCCACCACGCAGGCGAGGACTTGCCACTCGCGCATCAACTGGCCGACGTAGTTCCAATCCTCTTCCCGAAACTTGCCGTACCAGAGCAGCTTGCCGACCGCTGCCAGGTTGATGTCGATGCGGCGGTCACCGTCGAACAACCACTCGATAACGGTGATATAGCCGGTCTTGCCCTGGTCCACACCCATCGTGATACAGCGCCGGCCGCCGACCCCCGGCCGCAGGTCGCCGGTGATATGCTTTCGCACGGCGGCGTCCAGCATCGCGTCGGAAACCTGGGCACCCTCGCCGATGAATGGCAGACCCAGCTTCGAGTTGTGGAACTCCTTGTTGGCCGCCTCGTCGCCAAGGCCGCGGAAGTGGGCGATGACAATTTCACCAGGAGAGACCGTAGACGAATAAAGCTGATTGGCGTAAAAGCCACGGGACTCCTGCGGATTGACTTGCAGGTTCGTTGGCTGCCACAGGCCGCCCGCCAGGAATTCCGGCTTGGCCTTGTGGTCCAGCCTGTGCTTGCACTCCTTGCACTTGATGAAGGACTCTTGGCAGCGTGGATCGCTGACCGTCTCGCCGATGATCTCGATGCAATCCGGCCAGACGAACTCTGTCCACCGGCCGCAACACGGGCATTTGAACTGGAAGTGTTCCTGTGTGCTGGTGAGGAACAGCTTGTGGATGCCGTACTTCGGCACGGTCGGGGTCGAGATGGCCAGAACGTGCTTCTCGATCTGCCCGGACAATCGCTCCAAGGCCAACCAAATGGCCTTCGTGTCCATTTCATCCAGCTCGTCCAGGACCAGTTCCGAGACCGGAATGGACTTCAGGTTCGAGTCGCCACGGCTTCCGCGGATGTACAGGACGTTGGTGCCCGTGGACTTCAGGCCCACGGTGTTGGTGTCAACGAACAGTTGCTTGAGATACGGGCTGAGCTTCAGTGCGGTGGCGAAGCGGGCCTTAGAGAAGTCGCTCGCATTGAGCGTCGTGGGAAGCACGTACAACACGTCGCGCTTCAACTGGTCGAGCACAAAGAATGCCCGATTGATTCCCGCTTCGGTGATGCCCAACTGGGCCGCCTTCATTGCCACGGTGAAGGCCGCCTTACTGTTGTGGATCTCACGGCACCAGGGATGATGCTCGAAGCCGTAGGGGCCGGGGAAGGGTGCTCCCATCACCCTGCGATGCTCGGCCCATCGGCTACACGACTGCAAGGACGAGTTCTCCAAGCCGCGTGTGACGCCCTCTTGGAAGGCGTCCCACAGTTCGCCGCGACTTGCGCGCTCTTGGACCATCGTGTAGCCACCGTTGTACGAGAGGTTGCATGTCAGGTTCGCTCGGCGTCTCGCTCGGTCAGTTGGCGTTCATCCTGTGCAACCTCGTGTTTCGTTGATCGGCTGCGCCGGCCGTTTGTCTGGGCGGGTCGCCTTGGTTCTGTGGGCGGGTCTTCCGGGGTGACTTCCGGGGGCACCACATCAGCGACCGGTTTCCGCGTTGCAGCCCGCAACAGCGCCGGGCCGCAGCCGAACGGCGGCCGGTGGTCCGGGCCGAGGAAGCACGAGTACACGTCCACCTCCTCTTCCTGGACGCCTTCCGGCAATGGGATGTCCACCCAGTAGTGACTGTCGTCCACCGTCGTTGTGACTTCACCCTTGGGCGTAAACAGGATGATGCTCACCAGCGGAAGGCTGCTATTGTGCGGGACGGGTACTCGCATTGTTTTCCTCACAGGCTTGGGCGACATCCAACAGGCGCGACGCCAGCCCTCGCAGATGGCTGGGATCGCCGCCCGGCGCACCCAGCAGCGTGTAAACGTGCATCATCTCCACGGCCGCGTTGCAGGTGACCAGCGCATGGTGCCAGAGGCGTTTGCCGTCTTCGAGCACCAGCCCAGAGACGGGCGGCAGCTTCGGTTTCACCGGCGTCGGCGGGCAGTTCGCACACCGTCGCTCGGCCATCACGACCTCCCGAAGACTTCGTTCATCAGTCGAACGGCCTCGTCGATGTCCTGGGTCCGCACGGTATCGTGACCACAGCGGATCACGAAGTAGACCGGGATGCTGGTGATGCCGTAGTAGCTCCTCGTCGTTTCCGAGCACTTGTCGATATTCACGCGCTCGACATCCACGCCCATTTGCTCCAAGGCGTCCAGCTTCGGTTGGCCGGCTTGGCAAGTAGGGCACCAATCGGCACCAAAGGCAATGATCTTCGGCCGGCAACACTGGCCATGTTGCTTGTCCGGTTGCGCTTCGTGGCGTTGGTCGGGCGTCGGCCACGGGGCCACAGGCATCGGAGGCTCACACCCCAAGATCAGGATGGTCGCTAGGATGGCCGACAACGGCACCAGAACGGATTTGCAGAAGGATCGAGTCTTCACGCTCACGGCGAATCTCCTGGCACGGTAAGCCTGCGGTTCTCGAAAGGCTCGCGGCGCATCCGAGAGCCCTTTGAGAACCGGCCCCGGCCGATTACGACACCGGCCGAGGCGCGGGAGTGCGGAAGACCTGCCAAAGTGCGATTGTGTCAGTGGCCTGGCAGGTTGCTCGAACGCGATTAGGACTTGGAAGGAGCTGCCGGTGCGGCAGCCGCCGGAGCCGGAGCAGAAACATCGGCCGGGGCAGCAGCCCCCTCGATCACGGCGATCTTCGCCTTCACCAAGGCCATGCCCTCGGGCGTGGCAAGCTTCTTGTCCAGCACGTTCTCGTAGGTCGATTCCAGTTCCTTCTCAATGGCGTCGTTGCCGGACTCCACCAGCTTGGAGAGGTCGTGAATCTTTTCGAGCAGATCGTTCACGTCGCCTACGGCAAAGTCTTCGAGCAGGGCCGGCAAGAGCTTCAGGCCGGCGGACCGCAACTTGATCGCCAAGACTTGGGCGTCCCGCTTCTTGGTCGTCAGCGCTTCGTTCTTGCCGAACAGCCACTTGCCGATTTCACGACCAACAAGCACACACGCCACGGCGGCCAGAATCCAAATCACAACAACGGGGTTCATCTTTCTTCTCCGCGTTTGGGAATGCCGCACTTGCGGCGTAGCAGTCACCGGACAAAGGGAGTCACGCTGAGGAGTCAACGGTGCGTGGCCGGCATCAGCTTCTCTTTGAGCTTCTTGCCGTAGCCCAGGCAAAAGCCGACCAGGAAACCAGCGCCACCGATCGGAACCACAAGCCAGCCAGGCAGTGCGGCCTCGGGTTCCGCCAGATCGGGGTCCACCACCTCGGGCTTGCCGCCGTCGTCAATCGGCTGCGGCACGGGGTCGGAGTTGGGCTGCGGCTGAGGCTTCGGACGTTCCAGATTATTGAGGCGGTTGTCCGTACCCCGTCGCCACGGCAAAATGGGTCGCAGCCCTTGAGCCTTGCCAACCGCCCCCGCCAGGGCCCCGTTCAGTCCCGCCGCCGTCATGGGAAGGTCCTTCTCGGCCGCCTCGTAGACCACCACCGCGTCGGGTTGCTGCATTCGCACGGTGGGCAGCCCGGCGACGTTCGGAGCATACCGTTCCTGGTAGATCGCCATGTCGCTCGTCACTGGGCAGAATTGGACCTGATCCTTCAGCTTGGCCAGATTAGCGTCGTTGTCGAACCAGCCCAGGATTTCCTTGTAGCGGGCGTCGTTGGCATCCCCGACGACACTGATGTACCACTTGCCCTGATCGTTCGGCAAAGTCACCACGCGCTCCTCAGCCAGGACGCCGTTCACCGGGTCGGCGAGACAGGGGACTACGGCCGCGAAGAGGGCGAGCGCGCACAGCAGGCACAAAGGCAGCTTGTTCATTGCGGTTCTCTCGTGTGAAACAGATCGGACGTTATTGTGGAAGCGGAGCCGCCGGAGTGTAGATCGGCGTTATGGCCCACCCGTCGCTGGCCTGCCATTCGGCAATCAGCGTCTCGCGCGGGACCCAGATGTACTGCTCGACGGCGTTGTCGTCCAAAAGGGCAGCCCAATTTTCATCCAGGTGGACCAAGGCAACCATGTGCTGGCCACCCCGGATCGTAATGCCACAACCGCGTCGCGTGCGGCACGCCCACTCTAAGAACTTCACGTTGCCATTGGTGACATAGGCGTAGCGCACGCCGGCCTCGTCGAGCCGCTGAGCCATGTCGTCTGGCCACTCGCCGTCGCCACAATTCTGGCGGACCCAATCGGCCGTGCGATAGCGGCCCTGCCACCGCAACAAGGAAACCATCGTGGCCCAGGTGCAAGAACCTTGACCACCCTGGCCCCACCAATTGCCCTGCCGCAGGGCCAGCGGCAAGTTGACCGTGGGACGTTCCACCACGGGGCGTTCCTTCCGCACCGGCGGGGCCACGAGGCCGGGCGAATCACAGCCGGCAACCATCGCCAGCAACAACACCGCCAGGATGATCCGTGTCATCGCAGCCTCCGCGGTTTGAATACCAGTTCCTTGTACTGAAGCATCCGGCACAGGTGATTGGGATTCCAGCGGGCGGCGCTCACCGTTGGCATGAGGCCCAGGTCCGCATAGCCGGCGGCCACCCATTCCGAACAGAAGATCATGTGCAGGTCTTGTTCGCGGAACAGCGATTCCACAAAAGACAATCCGACACCGGCCGCGCGAAACGCCCCCATCGCGTCATAAGGCGTGTGGATCGTCGCCATTAAGAATTCGGTCAGCCGCGCATCTTCATGCTCATAGAGCGGCCGATACAGTGGATAGTGCCAGACTTTGCCCTCGTAAGCCTTGAGAATCTTGGTGAGGTCGTGGGCCTGGGTGCCATTAAAGCACTCGCCCGAGATTTCGCATGGCATGTTCTCCAGCGTCGTGCTCTCGAACAACAGCAGCCGGCCGTCTGCGGCGTGGGCCATGACCCCGACGTGGCTGATGCCCCAAAACGGAATCCCATAGGTGCCGACGTTGATGAGCGCGCTGATCCAACTGTTGCCCGAGAAGCCGATTACGTCCCCGGCCTTGAGGTCATTCGGGTTGACGATCAGGCTCAGGCCGCCCTGCGACCGTGCCTTCAGCGTCGGCAGGGCGAGCGATTGGCCGCACTTTGGAGGGAAGGGAAGCATGTTGCACCTCAGGTCCAGGGAGCCGCGCGATGCGGATGTTCTTGATGTTCTTTGACGTGCCGTTACGGCGAATGCCGAGGCGATGTTGATCGTCAGCCCAGCAGTCTTCGCAACGGTCTGCCCCATCCAAGGCGACAATGCGACCGCACGCACACCAGACGGGGATTTGCATTAGGACTCCGCCGGAGCCGGAAGGGCGGGCACGGTGGCCGCGTCGTTGCGGGCCTCTTGAATCGTGGTTATCACGTCACGAATCAAGGTGTCCGCAAGCTGCTCGTAATTGGGCAAGCCTTCGAGCCGCGCCACGAGCTTCTGGCATATCTCCTGCCCGACGCGCAGGAGCGTTGGCTTCGCCAATAGACTGCCCAGCCGCTCTTCAATCTGATTGCACGTCTTGACCAGCTTTTCAAGCGTGAGGATATGGCTGTTTACACGCCCGTAGACCGCCAACTGCTCCGCGTTCGACAGGGCCGAATTCCACAGCCCCTCGATCATCATGCGGGTCACGGCGATCTCGTCGCGGAGTGACT